GGAATCTTGGAACCAAAAGGTCAACCACAAAAGACTTCAGAAGAACCGAAAGCAGAACCATCAGAAAATCCTGTGGAACAGGAAGTTCAAAACAGTCAAGCTCAGTCTGAAGCAACTGAAGAACAAATTTCTGAAAATACTGAGACAGAAGAAACTACAACAGAATTACAAGAGGAACCCAATCTCCACCGATTAAAAGTCAATGGTCAAGAGATAGAGGTCAGCCTCGATGAACTGAAGGCAGGTTATTCTAGAGACTCAGATTACCGACAAAAAACTCATAATTTAGGTATGGAAAAGCGTGAGCTTGATAACCAAAAGGAGAGTTTTCGTCAAACTTATGATACTCGACTACAAGAACTCAATGATTTAATTGCAACTGCTGACGCAACTGTCAGACAAGAACAAGGAAGTCATGATCTTCAAAAGCTTTGGGAAGAAGATCCAACAGCTGCAGCACGACTGGATTACCAGATGAGACAAAAAACTAGGCAGCTAGATGATGTACGATCTAAAGCAAGAGAAGCTCAACAAAAACAATACGATGAATTCCTTAATACACAGCGAGAGTTAGCAGCACAAAAAATACCTGAGTTTGCAGATCCTAATAAAGCAGATCAATTTAAAGTTAGTATGCGTAATTCATTACGTAATTATGGTTTTAATGATCAAGAAATAGGATCACTTGCTGACCATAGATTTCTTATGGTAGCAAAGGATGCAATGAATTATCAAAATTTGAAAGATAAAAAACCTATCGTTCAAAAGAAGGTAGCTAATGCTCCTAAAGTAGTAAAAGCTGGTGTTGCAAAATCATCAACAAGTTCTGGTAGAGAAGGCATAAGAAATAAAATCAATCGGTTAAGCAAAACTGGACATCTTAAAGATGCACAGAGTGCTATAATGGATATGATTAATCTTAAATCTCAACAAAGGAAATAAAAACAATGGCACAACCAACTAATACGTTTGATACGTATGATTCAGTAGGTGAAAGAGAAGATCTTTCTGATGTTATCTATAACATCTCACCTACAGATACGCCATTCCTAAGCTCAGCAGCTAAGACACAAGCTACTGCAGTCCTTCACGAATGGCAAACCGATGCACTAGCATCTGCTTCAACTTCTAACGCAGTTATCGAAGGGGATGAAGCAACTTTAGACGCTGTTACTGCAACAACTAGATTATCTAACTCTTGTCAAATTATGGACAAAACAGTTGTAATCTCAGGTACGCAAGAAGCAGTTGACAAAGCTGGTAGAGCATCTGAATTAGCTTACCAAATCGCTAAAAAAGCTAAAGAGCTTAAAAGAGATATGGAAGCACAAATTACAACTAACAATGCAGAAGTTACAGGTTCAGCTACTGCTGCTAGAGAAATGGGTTCTCTTGGAGCTTGGGTTGCAACTAACGATGTAATGGGAACTTCTGGTACTTCTGGTTCAGTAGGTAATACTGCTAGAACTGACGGTACTCAGAGAGCTTTCACTGAAGATCTTTTAAAATCTGTAATTAAATCAGTATGGAATGAAGGTGGAGATCCAACTATGATTATGGTTGGTCCTTTTAATAAACAAAAATTATCAGGATTCACTGGAAACAGCACTAGATTTGATGCAGGTGCAGACGCTACATTATACACTTCTGTAGATGTATACGCTTCTGACTTCGGTCAATTGCAAGTTGTTCCAAATAGATTCTCTAGAGATAGAGATTGCTATGTTCTTGATATGAATTATTGGGGAATCGCATTCTTAAGAGATTTCACAATGCATGAATTATCAAAAACTGGTGACTCTGAAAAAAGACAGCTTTTAGTAGAAGCTACTCTTGAGTCTAGAAATGAAGCAGCATCAGGTCTTGTTGCTGACTTAACAACTTCATAATAATATTATTTGTTTGGGCGAGTAACCTTAAATCTGCTCGCCCAGCAGTATTTCAAACAATTGAAGATCTGAGATAGGTTAGGATCGGAACAATTAAGGAATAAAATGAGAACATTAAACGACTATTTTATATACGGTGAAATCGCAGACGTATCAACAGCATCATCAACTTACGTAGCAGTACCTGATGGTGGAAAAATTATAAAAATTATTACAGCTTTACAAGGTGCTATCTCTGGTGGAGATGCAGCAATTACTTTTGAAATTGGTGGAACTGCAGTTACAGGTGGAGCAATCACAGTTGCTAACTCAGGTTCAGCAGCAGGTGATATTGACACAGCAGAACCTACTGCAGCAAATTTAGTAGCTGAAGGTGGATCTATCGAAATGATTACAGATGGTGGTTCTACTGGAGCTAAAAAACTTGGCGTAACATTTGTTATAAGAAGATAATTAAATAGGATTAATGTTCCTGGAACGTTCTGGGAACATATCCTAAACAAAAGGAGAATAATACATGAACTATGGTTTAAGACATGGAACTGTACATAAGCTAACTTCTGGAAGTTCATCTTCTGCTAGTTCAGCTTTTTCAGCTAATATAGAATACATAAGAGTTGTAGGTACTATTGCTTGTCATATACATATAGCAGTATCACCAACAGCAACTACAAGTACTACTTATTTACCTGCAGGAGAAGTTGAAGTTATTAAAGTTTCAGCTGGAGAAAAAATTGCAGTATTAAGAATTGGTGGTTCTGATGGAGAACTATACGCTACAGAATTGACTGAATAATGGGTAAAGTAAGATCAGTAGAATACGATAACGGAATAGTAACTAAATATATCCAAGAATCAGATGGTAAGTTAACTATCAACAATCAACAAAATGTTAACCCTTTGTTGAAAAGAAATAAAGACTTATACAATCATGATCAAGGATGGCTTTCTAAGTCTAAAGAAATGAAAAGAGTTGCTAGTGTTCCACCTCTGGTCTTACAAGTATGGGCACATGAATACAATGGTAGTAGAAATTGGTTTGCCTTACCTAAAGAAACACAACAAAAAATTATGAGAATGAAACTAAACTCAAGTGAGTTTAGATATTTTAGAACAGCAGAAGGATCATTGTAATGGCAAAGACACCAGCATGGCAACGTAAAGAAGGTAAATCACCATCAGGTGGATTAAATGCAAAAGGTAGAGCTAGTTATAAAGGTGGTACTTTAAAAGCACCAACAAAATCTAAGACTAGCAAAAGACGTGCCTCATTTTGTGCAAGAATGAAAGGCATGAAGAAAAAATTAACTTCAGCTAAAACAGCTAGAGATCCTAACAGTAGAATTAATAAAGCATTAAGAAAGTGGGCATGTTAAATGGCATTATCATCATATTCAGAATTAAAATCATCAGTAGCTAATTGGTTAAACAGAACAGATTTAACTGATGAGATTGCTGACGATTTTATTAAACTTACAGAAGCTGATTTTAACGCAAAGTTAAGAATCAGAGCTATGGAACAAATAGACACTATTACAATAGATTCAGAAACAGAAACAGTACCAACAGGATTTATTGCAGTTAGATCATTTTATATTTTATCTAGCTCAGTTAAATATCCTTTGGAATATATTACACCAGCTAATATGTTTGAAACAAAAGGAGGTTCTAGAACTGGAAAGCCTAGAGCTTACACAATAGAGAGTGATAATGAAACAGAAACTTTTAGATTTGGTCCTTCTCCTGATACTAGCTACACTGGTTATCTTTCATATTACAAAGCTATATCACCTCTTAGCGTCTCTAACACATCCAATTGGATGCTCGCAAATCATCCTGCAGTATATTTGTATGGATCCCTTTATCATGCATCTAACTTTCTTGGTGGAATAGATCCACAACAAGCACAAAATTGGTTAGCTATGTATTCTACAGCTATGGAAAGATGTGAGCAAAACGACAAACAAGATTCATATGGTGGTGCACCTGTTACACAAAGAACAGATGTTCAAACCGACTTATCATTTTATAGGACTAGATAATGCAAGTACCTTTTGGAGAATGGCTACCAGATCAACCTGACCATGGAAAACAAGGAGCAAATGTTGCTACTAATGTTTATCATGCATTAAATACTTATAAAAGATTTCCATCTTTAGTAGCTTATAGTTCAAATACTACAAGCACAGATTCTAAAGGTGCAGGTTCATTTAGAGATAACTCTAATACAGTTTATAACTTTGTAGCTACAAGAACAAATATTTATCAGTTAACTTCAGGAGCTTTTACATCACGTAAAGCAAGTTTAACTGGTGGACATACAGATTTTTGGACATTCACACAATTTGGTGAATATGTAATAGCAAGTAATGGAGTAGATGCACCACAATATTATTTAATGGGAACATCAACTAACTTTGCTAATCTTAGTGCAATTCAAACTGCAGGAACAGTTCCTACATTTAGAGTTTCAGGAGTTGTTCGAGACTTTTTAGTTACAGGAAATATTACAAACGCAACAAACAGAATTCAATGGTCAGGCATTAATGATATTACTGTCTGGTCTGGTAAACAATCTGATTCACAAGATCTTCCAGGATCTGGTGGTCAGGTAGTAGCTATAACTTCTGGAGAGGTTGGATATGTGTTTAGACAAAACCAAATAATTCGTATGGACTATGTTGGTGGAGCTACAGTATTTAGGCTATCAGTTATATCTCCAAACAGAGGAGCTGTATATGGAAGAACAGTTTGTCAAGATAATAGACAAATATTCTTTTATGCTGATGATGGTTTCTATCAAATAAATGGTGATCAAATTATGCCTATTGGTGTAGAAAAAGTTAATAGATATTTTGATCTTAATTTAAACAAAGCATACTCAGATAGAATTTGTGCAGCAGTAGATCCATTTAACCAATTAGCTATGTGGTTATTTCCAAGTACATCAAACGCAGCTAATACAACAGGTATTTGCGATAAAATAATTATTTATAATTATGCTACTAAGAAATGGTCTTTAGCAAATGCTAATGCTAGTACAATATTCTCACAGTTTGTTGGAGCTTATACTGTAGAATTAATGGATATTTTATCTCAAAACTTAGAAAATATTAATGCTGCATTAGATACAGATTTCTGGTCAGGTGGACAAGTTCTACTTGGTGGAATTGATAGTGATTACAAAGCTGCAATTTTTTCAGGAACAGATAATGAATGCGAAGTAGAAACAGCAGAAATAGAACCTTTTCCTGGAATGAGAGCTAATATAACAGGTGTTAGACCTATTGTAGATGCAACAGCAACATTAACAGTAAAAGCTAGAGAACGATTAGCAGATACAGAATCTGAAACAAGTTCAGTTTCTATGAGAGATAGTGGAATTAATCCAGTTAGAAAATCTGGAAGATATATAAGAGCAAATGTAAAAGTACCATCAGGTACTACATTTACTCACGCACAAGGAATAGACCTTGTAGCATCAAGAGCAGGAGTAAGATAATGTCAGATGAAGTTAATATAGATAATGTAAGATATTCAATGGAAGCACAAGAGTATTTCCAAAGACAATTGGAAGCTAGTGTTAATGAATTAATAAATAAAAATAATACTGAAAGCGATAAAGCTTACAGTTGGTTTATGAATTAGGGAGAATCATGGCAGGAAGTTATATAGGAAAATACGATACAACAGCAGGAAATAATTCAACTACTTCAACAGGTTCAGTATCTGTTGCAGAGGGAATGTTACCTTCTAATATTAATAATGCCTTTAGAGATTTAATGGCAGATATTAGACAGTTTTATAATTCTGTTGAATGGATTGAATATGGGGATGGAGCAGGAACATACACACCAGCTTACGCATCTTCTACAAGTTTTACAATTGCAGGAGCTAATGTAACTTCTGTTTACCATGTTGGACGTAGAGTTAAAGTAGTAGCATCTACACCAGGTACAATTTATGGATCAATTACAGCTGTTGCTTTTTCAACTAATACAACAGTTACAGTTGCTTGGGATTCAGGATCTCTTTCAGATGAAGCTATAACTTCAGTACACATTGGAGCTATTAGTGCAACAAATACTTCATTACCTGAAACTACAGCTATAACTGGAGATTATACATTAGATGTATCAGGAGATATTATTCTTGATGCTGATGGAGATAATGTAACTCTTAAAGCAGCAGGAACTACTGCATTAGATTTTGTTTTAAATGGAGCAACAAGTACAACATTAGATGCACCTGGCGATATTCATTTAGACGCAGATGGTGGAGATATAAAATTTTATGATGGAGGCACTCAATTTGGAGAAATTACTAATTCATCAACAGATTTAGTTATTAAATCTACAACATCAGATAAAGATGTTTTAATTAAAGGTAATGATGGTGGAAGTGCAATTACTGCATTAACATTAGATATGAGTGAAGCTGGAAAAGCTACATTTAATAATGATGTAATCGTTTCTGGTTTAACTGCTAGTAGAGCTTTGACTACAAATGGTTCAAAACAACTTACATCATCAGCAGTAACTGCTACAGAATTAGGATATTTAGATGGCGTTAGTTCAGCTATTCAAACTCAACTAGACGCTAAAGCAGCAACAACTTATGTAGATAATGCAGTTGCAGGACTTAGAACTAGAATAGTTGTAGAAGCAGCAACAACTGCCAATGTAACTCTTTCATCAGATCTTCAAAATGGAGATACAATTGATGGAGTAACTCTTGCTACAGGAGATCAAGTCTTAGTTAAAAATCAATCTACTGATAGTCAAAATGGTATTTACACAGTTGTTTCAAGTGGAACAGCTAGTAGATCTACTGAGTATGATGCAATAGCAGAAATATCAGGACAAATTGTCGTTGTTAATCAAGGATCAACTAATGACAATACTATGTGGATGTGTACTACAAATACATCAGCTACATTAGGATCTGATTCAGTTTCATTTACAAAAATTACACCACAAAATATTGGAGACGTAACTTTAACTGGAACACAAACTTTAACAAACAAAACATTAACAGCACCAGTATTAAGTGGATCAAGCTCAAGTGCTGGTTCAATATTATTTAAAGAAGATACTGATAATGGAACAAATTCAGTTACATTAATTGGTCCAGCAGCAACAGCTGATGTAACAGTAACTTTACCAGCAGCAACAGACACATTGGTTGGTAAAGCAACAACAGATACATTAACTAACAAAACTTTAACTTCACCAACATTAACAACACCTAAAATTGCTGACGCAGGTTATATTGCAGATGCTAATGGAAATGAACAAGTTGTATTTCAAACAACATCTTCGGCAGTTAATCATTTAGAAGTTACTAACGCAGCAACAAGTAATAATCCAGTTTTAGGAGCTGTAGGTGATGATTCTAATATTGGAATTACATTAACACCAAAAGGAACAGGTGAAGTAGTTATAGCAGCAGGTAATCTTAATTATGGTGGAACAGCAGTTACATCTACTGGAGCTGAATTAAATAAACTAGATGGTGTAACAGCAACTGCTACAGAATTAAATTATCTTGACCTTGCAACATTAGGAACAAGTGCAGCATCTAAAGTATTATCAACAGATGCTAATAATTTGACAAAAATAACAGGTGGTGTATATTTAGAAGAAGATACATTAACATTTGATGCAACGCAGGATTGGGATGTTAGAGCATCTCCAGTTGCTAAAGTAACATTAACAGCTAATGTAACTTTTGATGCACCAACTAATCCAACAACTGGACAATTCATTTCAATTGTTTGTATTCAAGATGGAACAGGAAGTAGGACTATAGCTTGGAACTCAGTATTTGAATTTGCAGGTGATGAAGCACCTACAGCTACAACAACTGCTTCTAAGGGAGATATGTTTAATTTTAGGTATAATGGATCTAAATGGCTTGAGGTTGGTAGAAATCTTAATTTAACATTATCATAGGAGTAATATGTTTGCATTAATAGAAAATCAACAAATAACTAAATTTTATAATAGTAACAAAGGTGTTACTATTGGAGATAATCAATATCCAAAATCTATATTTACTTTATGGTCTGAAGCTGAAAGAAATGCTATTGGCATTTTTAAAGTTACAGTAGATGAAACTAATAAAAAAGATGAAAAATGGTATATCAATACTAATATTTCTTATGGAGTAGAAAGCAATAAAGCAGTAGGTTCTTATGGAATTGCAACACCTAGACCACATGAAGATATTTTATTTACACAACAAGATAGTGATGATGAAATATTACCTAGTGATAAATCTGTAGGTGATGTAAAAACTGAAGGATTAAAAACACAATTAATTAGAACAATTAAAGAACAAGCTGCAGGAGAACTTCAAAAAACAGATTGGTATATAACTAGAAAAGCAGATGCTGGAACGGCAGTACCAAGTGCAATCACTACTCATAGAGCAGCAGTGAGAACTAAATGTGCAGAAATGGAAACAGCTATTACAAACGCTAGTGATACACCAGCTTTAGAAGCTTTATATAAATATACAAGACAAGAGGATGGTTCAACTACAAGACCATTAGGTGAACTTCCAATATTGGAGAGTTAATGATTATTATACCAGCTAATACTTTATCAACTGGTGCTTTTCAAGTTGATAATTCATTAAGATTTGAACCAAATGATAATGATCACTTAGAAAGAGATCCATCAAGTTCTGGTAATAGAAGTACATTTACTATTTCTTTTTGGATGAAACTTTCTCAAATATCTACTGGAACTATGTTTATAATAAATAGTAATACAGCAGGTGATGATTATTTTGTTATTAGAATGGAAAATCATAAAATAGAATGCCTTGCTTATAATAATGGTAGTAAAGTATTATCTTTTAGTAGTAACGCACTTCTGCGTGATCCCAGCGCCTGGTACCATGTCGTAACTGCTATTGATACAACACAAGGAACTGAGGCTAATCGTTTTAAAATGTATTTAAATGGTTCTCAAATAACTTCTTGGGCAACAAGTGATTATCCTAGCCAAAATGCAACAATGCAATGGAACCACACAGAAAATCATTTTATAGGTTGCTTTACTGAAGGTGTTTCTAATTTTCGAGGTTACCTTGCTGAAATAGTTAATATAGATGGCAGTCAACTTGCTGCTTCTAGCTTTGGAGAATTTAACGAAGATAGTCCGACAATTTGGCAACCAGTAAAAGTATCTGGTTTAACCTTTGGAACAAATGGATTTTATTTAAATGTTCCAGGAACTGGAACAGCACAAAATGCTTCTGGAATGGGTGGCGATAGCTCAGGCAATGGTCATCACTTTTCATCTAGTGGTTTAGCTGCAAATTCTAGTGTTACTGATACACCAACTAATAACTTTGTAACTTGGAATCCTGTAGATAGTGGCAGAACTTACTCAGGCAGTATTGATTTAAGTGAAGGTAATCTAAAACAATCTAATGCAAATGATGCTTCTTTAATATCAACTATAGCTGTAAATTCAGGTAAATGGTATATGGAATTTAAATGTGAAGATGCTGATAATACAAGAACTTTTGGAATTATAGATATTGCAGAATTAAATGGATATGTTGGTCATTCTTCAGTAGCATCAGCAATTTCATATGGATACAAATCTTCTGACGGAACTTTATGGATAGGAACATCAGAACAGGCTTCTAGTGTTGGAACAACATCTGCTGGAGATATTGTTTCTATGCTTATTGATTTAGATAGTGGAACAAAAACTATTAAATGGAAAAAAAATGATTCTGATTTATCTGGAACTACACAATTAACTATAAGTCACACAGGATATTATTGGGGAATTATTTGTAGATGTGATGGTGCACAAGTTATTAATGCAAATTTCGGTAATCCAGCATATGCAATCTCATCAGGAAACACAGATGCTAATGGTTATGGCAATTTTGAATACGCAGTACCTAGTGGTTATTACGCATTATGTACTAAAAATTTAGCGGAGTATGGATAATATGGCTTATGTAGATGAAAATTTAAACGACCCAACAAAATTGTTCAATACTGTTTTATATACAGGAAATGGATCATCACAATCAATTTCAGGAGTTGGATTTCAGCCTGACTGGATATGGTTAAAATCTCGTTCTGGTACTTATGGTGCTTATAATCCACAAGCATATGATGTTGTTAGAGGTTTTGGAGCTACTAAAGATTTAACACCAGCTAGTACGGCAGCTGAAGGAGTAGATAGTGGTGCACATGGTTATATTTCAGCAGTTGGAGCAGATGGATTTACATTAACTGCAGGCTCAACAAATAGTAATCAAAATAATGGTTCTTCTACTACTTATGTAGCTTGGAATTGGTTAGCTGGTGGCTCATCATCATCAAACTCAGATGGTAGTATAAGTTCAAATGTTTCTGCAAATACTACAAGTGGTTTCAGTATTGTGTCTTATACAGGAACAGGGTCAAATGCTACGATAGGTCATGGGTTAGGTGCAGTTCCAAAAATGATTATAAACAAAAGTAAAGCAAGTGGAGAACATTGGGGATTTTACCATGCCTCAATGGGAAATGGAAAAGCATTAGCACTTAATTTACATGATGCTGCAGGAACAAATTCTAGTTATTGGAATAATACAACCCCAACATCTTCTGTTTGGTCTGTAGGTACATCTCCATTAACAAATCATTCAAACGCATCAATATCTTATCTATTCGCAGAAAAACAAGGCTTCAGCAAGTTTGGAAGCTACACAGGTAATAATTCAAATGATGGAAATTTTATTTGGCTCGGTTTTCGCCCAGCTTGGATTTTATTTAAGTCATCTGATAGTGGTCAACATTGGCACTTGATTGATAGCAAAAGAGAAACATTTAATGATGACGATGCTGCACAATTATCACCAAATAATAACTCTAGTGAAGCAACAGTAAAAACAGATAGAGGGACAGCTAAAGTAGATTTTCTTTCTAATGGTTTTAAATTAAGAAGTGATGGATCATCTTTCAATGGTACTAATGCAATGATCTACATGGCTTTCGCAGAAGCACCTTTCGTAAATTCAAATGGAGTACCTTGTAACGCAAGATAGTTATGGCATTTATTAATTCTATACCTTCATCTATTTCTATTGCAACTTCAGATATACAAGCTGATGCAATTACTAACGCAAAGATTGCAGATGATGCAATTAACAGCGAACATTATACAGATGGAAGTATTGATACAGCTCATGTTGCAGATAATCAAATTACTACTGCAAAAATAGGTTATGCTGAAGCTACTCTTACAGATGGATCTACAATATCATGGGATGCCTCTACTTCAGATGTAGCAAAAGTTACACTTGCAGGAAACAGAACTTTAGCAGCAGCATCAAATGGAACTACAGGACAATTTGTTTCATTACTTATAATTCAGGATGGTACAGGTTCTAGAACTATTACTTGGAATGCTATTTATGAGTTTAAAGATGATGAAGCTCCAACATTAACTACAACAGCATCTAAAGGAGATTTATTTATATTTAGGTATAATGGAAGTAAATATTTAGAAGTTGGAAGAAATACAAATTTAACATTAAGTTAATATGGCAAATACTTTTAAATTTAAAGGAGTTGCATTAGCAACAAGTAGTGAGACTGCATTATTAACTGCAGCATCAGATGAGACTTTAATTATAAAGTCTATATTGGTAACTAATAATACAAGTAATACACCAACATTATCATTAGATGTAGCAGATAATTCAGCTAGTGCTGAGTATACTATACTTAAAACGCATACTCTTGCTGCTAACACATCAGGAGAAGTTTTTACTGGATCACCTTTAGTTTTAGAACCTTCTGATGCAATAAAAGCTACAGTTAGTAGTTCAGATTCAGTTCATTTTGGTATATCATATATGTCAGTAACATGATCGAATTAATAAATGTACCAACTAAAAGCGTTAACGAAGTTTGGACATTAGTCAAAACAGACATCGCTAACTCTTTAAATAGATCCAATGGTTATGCTTTAGCAGACCATATTAAAAAGTGGATTAATGAAGAAAAAATGCAGTTATGGATCCTATGGGATAAAGAAGCTGCAAAAGAATCCAAGTATTATGGATTAGTAGTAACAGAAGTAATACAAAGACCATTACAACGTTGTCTTAATATTAAAATAATGACAGGTAGACATCGTGAAAAATGGCAACATTTAATTAAACACATAGAAGATTTTGCGTGGTTAAATAATTGTGATTTGCTAGAATTAGTAGCAAGACCTGGTTGGAAGAAAGTTCTTAAACCATTTGGTTATACAGAAAGCCATGTATTATTAGAAAAAAAAAAGGAGAAATAACATATGTCATTTGGAGGAGGAGGAAGTGGAAGTGGTACAAGTACACAAACTACTGTAGCACAACCATACGCACCTGCAGAACCAGCATTAAATCAGATTTTATCTGAAGCTGGTACTATATATGGGCAAGGACCAGCAGGAGCTGGTTACGTTGCTCCAAGCACACAAACTATGCAAGGATTAGCTGCACAAGAACAATTAGCTAATGCTGCTAACCAACAAATATTAGGAACAATACAGGGTCAGTATACCAATCCTTTCTTATCTCCTTTGATTGCACAAGCTGGTCAAGATATATATTCTAGTGTTGCTGGACAATTTAGTGGAGCTGGTAGAACACCAACTTCACCTTTAGCTCAAGCAACTGTAACAGGACAAGTAGCTCAAAAAGCATTACCTCTTGCATTTGGACAATTAGAAAGAGAACGAGCTAGACAATTATCTACAGCACAAAGAGTACCAAGTTTAACAGCTGTAGGAGGAGCATTAGAAGATATACAAGCAGAACAACAATTAGCACCACAAAGAGCTTTAGAACAATACTACGCTACTGTTGCACCTATTGGTTTTGGAATGCCAATACAAAATAGACAAACAATTGGTCCACGAGCTAATCCTGTAGGAATGGCTGCAGGTGGAGCAATGTCTGGAGCAGCTTTAGGATCTATGATGGGTCCTGGATTTGCAATGGGTGGATTAGCAGGAGCTGGTCTTGGAGCAGCACTTGGTGGTGGTTTCGGATTACTAGGAGGGTTATTATAATGGATAAATTGATACACGAAGTTAAACACTATTGGAATGATCACAAAAAAGTTGTGATTGTTGCAGGTATTATTTTAGCTGTTGCTATAATTTTATAAGGAGAAATTATGTCAGGTGGAGGAGGATCATCTTCAGATTCAGGTGGTGGAAATGATATGCAAGTTTCAGGAATGGAAGCTGCATTATCACAAGAAAAAGGTATAAGCACACACGCAGATACTAGAATTTCAGATAGATCATTTTCTACTGGTGAAGGAGGTGGTGGATCTGGAGATCATAGAACCATGAATATGGGTTATGCAGGTGTAACACCTCATCATGCTAGTATAAATCCTAAAACTGGAAAGTTTGAAAGTGGTGGTTTTGTAGATTCAGATGATGAATACGATACACCTGACAAACATCATTGGCAAGATACTCAAAAACGAATTAAAGAACATGGTACTGACGTTCAAAAAATGTCAGATGAGGAGTATAAACAATTTAATAAAGAGCTTAATGAATACTATGGTACAGAAGGTGTTAAATATGAACCATATGGTAGAGCAGGTCAAGGAACTGTAAATCTTACATTTAAAGAACATTGGGATAATATAGGAAGGCAATATCCTATAACAAAATTATCTCCACTTGGTAGATTTTTAATGGCAAGTGGTAGAAATGCTAAAGAATTTTTAACAAGTGATTACGGTACTTATAAATATGGTGGTCCAGGTACAGATAAAGGTGGATTATTAGGTCGTTTAGGAGCTGGTGATGGTAGTTCATGGGCAGCTACAGAACAAGATAGAGCTTTAATGAATAAGCTAGCACCTGATGCACCTTATATAGTATCAGGACAAGAACAACCTGATTCAGTTGCACAAAATTGGTTTGATAATACAAATTCAAATCAAAATGAATTCTTTTTTAAGAATCAATATAGTACAGCTAAAGCAAAACAATTATCAATATTAGGCAAACCTTCACCTTATCGTTGGTTAGCTGTAAGTCAAAGTCCATACTATGACTTTTTAAAAAGAAATAATTTAGACAAAGGAATATTATAATGAGTATATGGGATAACACATATGTAGGAACTATTTGGGATAAATGGAGAAAAGGAGAGTATGCAGAAAAATCTTATCCAGGTATCCAAGATTATGGAAATAGTGTAAATTTTCAAAGACATACTACAGAAGCTACTGGTAAAAAGAAAAAAACTACAAAAAAAGGTTATTACGAAAAAGAACAAGAAAAATTAGAAAGTGAAGTTGGTACAGTTAATGTTGGACCAGGTAAATCTATCAATATAGATTATAATAAAAAAACAAATGAAATGATGGGTGACCCATATATGAAACCAGGATGGGCACATCAAACTAATACACAAACAGGTGCAAAAAGTACTGCAGATGCATACTATGCAAACGAAATAGGACTTCATAAAAATTATAAAAAATCAGAATTTACAGATAAAGATGGAGAATCTATTTCTAAAGTATCTGGTATGGATTGGAATGCAGTTAAAAAACATTGGAAAGATAAAGGTGGGATGGATGCACTTATGGCTAATCCTGCATTTACTTTAGGTTTAGCATTAATGCAATCATCAGCTAAAGGCAAAAGAATAGACGAAAATATATTAGATAATTTTGTTAAAGCTACTAACATTTCAGCAGAATACAAAGATAGAGTTAAAGCTAAAGGTGGAATATACGAAGCTACTGCAGATCAAGTGGCTAGTGTAAAAGCTACTTTAAATACTATGGGAACTTCTGCACCAAATTGGTTAGAAGCAGCTATTAAACCTGGTAATCAAGGTGCTCAATATGAAGCAGCAGTCGAAAAGATTGCTATTGAAATGCAAAAAAGATTAGAAACTGAAAGAGAAAAAAATCCAGGAAAGAAAATTACATTTGATGATGATTTTAGAAGAAAAGTTATAGAAGATCTTATAAGAAAAAAACAAATTAAAGTTAAAGGTGGATTTCTTTGGTTTGATGCAACACTTGAATCAGGAGATTTTTCTAAACTTAAAGCTAGAGCAGAAGGTGGTCCAGTAGAAGCTGGTCAACCTTATCTTGTAGGTGAAAAAGGACCAGAGGTTATAATACCTAATTCAGATGGCAATGTACTTGCTAATGATGATTCACAAATATTTGCTATGCTATTAGCATCAAACCCACAATTACAGAACGTATCTAGACAAAGAGCTGAAAGAATTCTTAGATCTAGATTCCCTGAATATTTCGAGGTATAATTATGGTTACAAAGTTTATAATTAGAGGATTTAGTAAAAAGTTTAAAGGTGTTCAAAAACTTAAACCACAAAAGGTTAAAGTTAAACCTGAATTTTTAACTGATAAACAAATAAAATTAAGACAACAAAAAATAGCAGATCAAAATATTAGAGAAACATTTGGAGCAGATAGTGGTAGTTTTTCTGGTGTTAGTGCAAGATCTCTTGAAACATTAAGAGGTGAATCTGTAGCTTTAAATTTAGCTAACAGAAAATTTTTTAAAAGATTTGGAAGTGAATTAAAAAGTTCAAGAAAAAGAACAGCTATAGGTATTAAAGGTAGAAAATTAAAAGTTAAAACACCTACAGCTCCATCTTGGAAACAAAAAAAAGCAGGAGTTGTTATAGGATCTGGATTACCAAAATCTAAACCAGTTCTTAAATTTGCTAAAGGTAAAGGTGGTATAAAAGCATATAAATCTGCAGATCTTGCAGCTAATAAAATTTATACTAAAACAATGAAAAGATTTACAAGTAAAGAATCTACAAGTCCATTTAAAACATTTACAAAAAAAATTCCTAAGAAATATTCTACTGCTTTACATGATAGTAGAGAATTAAGACATTATAAAAAAGTAAGAAAAGATTGGGGATTCTAGATGGCTAACGACATCAGAATGCAGGATCCTCGTTTGAGAGATCCTATTAATAATATATCTGATGGATTAAAAGATCCCACACAAGACAATACACCAGGATTCTTTCAATCCTTGCGTAATCCTTATCATCTTATATTAGAAGAATCATTACCTGCCTCTCTATATCAATGGATAACTGGTAATACTAAAAAGAAACAAGCTGAAGAAGCTTTAAGATTTATACAAAACAATCCAGACTTAAAAGACACAAAGTTATATAAGACTGCTGAACGTAAATTACAAAGATTTGGTTACTTATTAGATGAAGGACCAATGTCTATAGACTTCAAAGAAGTTGGGAATATGATTAAAAAAAATCCTAAACTCTTTGGAGCTGAACTTGTTAATATGTTAATGGCAGATCCTTGGCTAATGGCTATGCCTCTTGGTTGGGGTAAATTAGGCAGAGGTGTTGTTAACTCAATTAAGTTAAGACACGCTGACAAATTAAAATGGTCTAAACAAAAAATAGCAAGAAAAACTGGTGAAGCAGTTGATGACCTAAAAGTAGGTGGATTTGCTACTCTTGCTACACCCTTTGTATTTTCATCTGTATGGCAACTATCTGAAGATAGAACAATGGAAGCTAAAAGAACTACAATTGAAACTACTATAGGAGCTACTGCTGGAGCTTTATTTTCTGTAGGCTTTGCAGGTATGGGTGAACTAGCATCAAGAATGACTAGAACACCTAGAGTATTAGCAAACCAAGCAGTTGATAAAGTATTAAAAAAACATAGTCCTGATTTAAGTAAAGCAGTACGTTATAATAAAAAAGGATTCTTTAATTCAGTTGATGATTTAATTGAAGAAATTAAAAAACAACAAAAAGATATTGATGATCCTGTAAATTTTGAAAGAATTAAAGCAGATATTACAGTAGCATTAAGACAACTTAATGAAAATGCTAAAGACGCATCAATAGCTACAAACTTTAAAGTAGCTGCATCATTAGCAGGTATAGGTGCTACAGCTCAATTCCTTACAGCAGATGATGAAAAATTAATGGCATCAGCTAAAGGAGCTGCAGTAGGTGCTAGTATTTGGGGAGCAGGTAAACTGTTTATGATGGCTGGAGCTAAAGCTAAACCAGCATATGATCAAGCAGCACTATCTACTGAAGCAGCATTAGATACTATGAAATTAATTACTGTTAAGCTGAATACAGCAGCAGTAGAATTATCGAATGTAGTAAAATTAAATTTACCAGATGCTATAGATTCTAGACGTAAGATATTTTATTACCTAGCTGGAGCTAGAGGCACATGGGATAAAAAAGGATCAAGATTTATTCCTGACAATGCTAAACCAAGATTAGATGAAGTTCCTAATTTCTTAAATAAAAAAGAAATGGATGGAGCTATAGCTATTAGAAAAACATTTGATAAGTTTTACGATATCTTTGGTAATGACGCTGGATTAATTACACATAAAAGAAGAAACTATCTTCCTTTATTATGGAATCAATATAATCCAAAAGATCAAGCATTTAAATTTATGACTGATTATGATGCTCCATTACAAAAAGTAACTGGTCCATCAGAAAAATTTCAATTTGGTAGATCTAGTACATTTAGAGATATTAATAGAGGATTTAGAAAAGGATATACTATAAGAGAAGGATTTGATGATCCAGCAGAACTTATAAAAATATATGGCTTTGCAGCAAGTAAAGCTATGGCTACAAGAGCTTTAATTAAAAATTTAGAAATTTCTAAAGTTAATAATAGACCTTTAATGTATAGAACACTAAAGGGTCGTACTTACGCTGACGATCAAAACTATACTAAATTTCAACATCCTTACTTTGATGATGGTGGACAACAAACTGTATTTGTTCATAAAGGTATGGTTAATTCTTTAAAGATGATCTTTGATGCTAGAGAAGAACAAGCATTAATGGGTGCACTCTTTACTACCAACTTAATGATGAAAAGATTAGCTGTTGGTTTTTCATTCTTTCATGCAGGTGCATTAGTAGAATCAATGTTGTTTGCAGGAACAAAATGGAATTCAGTTAAACAAATACTAAATCCTAGAGCTAAGCCTGAAATCTTAAAGATGATCAATGATCCTAAGCATCATATGAAAGAATATGGTCATGCGATTAAACGTTTAAAAAGACATGGATATAATGATGTTGTAAGGTTTGCACAAGGTACAGGATTACAAATTTCAGTTCCAGAGGACGTAGGATTTGATAGATTTTATTACAATATAAGAGGTATAGATACATTTCTTAAAAGTCATTTTGGAATTTCTACAGGTGGTAAAGCCGAAAAAGTATTTAGATGGTTTGATAAAATAACTTGGGATAGAGTTTTTACAGCAGCTAAACTACATACGTTTATGACTGTATTAAACAACCCAACTAAAATGGGTGTTAAAAATCCTATGGCTATTATGCCTGGGGATAACCACGCTACAGTATATCGTAAAGCTACACAAGCAGCACAGTTCACTAATGATGCATTTGGTGGACAGAATTGGGAAATGATTGCTAATAGGATTCAAACCCCACTTCTAAAAAGAATGATGCAGACTACATTCCAACCTGGATCTAGAGGGTATATGCAATTATTACTCTTTGCTCCTGATTGGACAATATCAAATGTTAGAATTATAGCTAAATCATTACCAGCATTTGAGTCTGATCCTGCTTTACGAAGAATGTATCAATATTATTTTGCAAGAGCTGCACTTACATACGCAGCTGCAGGATCTATACTAAATGAATTATTTAGTGGTAAATCTCTATTAGAGAATACAGATCCTACAAGAATTGACTTAGGGAATGGTGAAGTGTTAACATTTTCTAAACAGTTAATGGAACCTTTTCATTGGATTACAGATCCACAATCTACTGGTCTTAAAAAGATTGGTTCTCTACCTAGAACTACAATAGAAGTATTAACTAATAAACAATACTTAACTACTAAGTGGAGTCCAAACATCACTAAAAAAGATGATGAGGCTATTGAAAAAGGTTTAAAACTAGGTGGTCATGTTGGTATGAGATTCTTACCAATCTGGCTACAAACAGCATCACGAAGTATTGCTGAAGGCTTAGAGAAAGATGGCTTGAGTGCCGATCTTGCAGCTGATGTAGCAGTAGATTTTGTGTTAGGACAAAGTGGTCATCCTAGATACCAAGGACCACGATATACACAATATAAAACGAAAGGGTTAGTAAGGTCTCCTTACGAAACGTTATTTTAATTATGAGCAGAGTTACTGAAAATAAAGAAGAAATTCTTAAGATACATGGTTCTATTGATCTTATTAATCAAAGGATCGACACTATAGAAAATAATCACCTATCTCACATACAGTCTAGCATTGCAAGAATACAATGGATTATGACTGCTGTAGGTTTAGGTGTGCTAGCACAGGTGTTAGTATTAGTTACTAAACATTTGTAATGAAATTTACCTTAATGATGTTTATATGCTCTTACGTTGCAGGAGAGTGTATGCCTCCACATCCTATGCCTACAAAATATGATAATATATATACTTGTATGGAAGCAGGATATGAAGAATCATTAAGAAAATTAAAAGAAATTGGTTCAAAAGATGTTAATGAACATGAGATTTATCTCAGATTTGTTTGTGCACGTGCAAAAGAACCAAAAGTAACAACATAAAGTTGTACCTTAGTTGCTAGACTTATTCACCGAATAATTGTAAAAGCGTATATATGCTATGTAAATCAATACTTGTAATAAGCGACCAACACGCACCCTATCACCACATAGATACGCTTGACTTTTTAGCAGCAATAAAGAAAAAGTATAAGCCTGACACAGTAGTGAACATAGGTGATGAAATGGATTGGCATTCAATATCATTCCATGATTCTCACCCTGGACTCTACTCACCTAGTCATGAGCTTCAAGTTGCTAGAGAGTTTTTTAAAAACTTGGAGAAGCTTTTCCCAAAACAATATGTCATGGATAGTAATCATGGCAGCCTTGTATTTAGAAAAGCTACACGACATGGGTTGCCACACGAAGTATTTAAGTCTTATAATACTATGTTAGGTGTAGGCAAAGGTTGGACTTGGCATGAAGATTTGATTTTAAAAGCATCCAATGGTCAAAAAATTTACTTCTGCCATGGTAAATATAAAGATGTTCTTAAAGTGGCACAGCAATATGGTATGTGCACAGTTCAAGGACATTATCACACAAATTTTAAAATAGACTATTGGAGCAATCCAAACGAATTACTTTGGGGTATGCAGGTGGGTTGTTTAATTAACATGAAAAGTTTAGCTTTTGAATATAATAAACTTCAGAAGTCTAGACCAGTAATAGGAACAGGAGTTATCATTGATGGATTACCTAAACTAATCCCAATGGTTTTAAAAGACAATGGCAGATGGAACAGAAAAATTACCTAGAGGTATAAGAAATAAAAATCCAGGCAATATCAAATTAGGTACTGACTGGGATGGGTTGGCATCGGAACAAACCGATCCAACTTTTTGTATTTTTGATGAAGCTGTAATGGGTATTAGAGCTTTAATGAGAATACTTTTAACATACAGATTTACTCACAAAAAAACTACAGTAGACGAAATTATTTCTAGATGGGCACCACCCTCTGAGAATGATACTAACGCTTACATAGACTTTGTTTGTAAAGAACTTAACGTAAAACCTTTGGATAAACTTGACAATAGTATTGAACATTATTTACCACTTGTTAAATCAATTATCCGAATGGAAAACGGCAAACAACCATACGATGATGAGTTGATTGTAGAAGGGATGTACAAAGCATGGGAAGGATATCCAACTGGTTCTTCAGCCTCTTAGAGCACTGGGGATCTAAAATGCATGTATATGCGTGGAACAAAAAATACAGTAAACGAAAACATATTCTGTACAAAGGTGAACGTACAGGAAAATTTTATACATTAAAAAGGAAATAATATGTGGTTGAATTTACTATCAATGGGTCTTAAGACAGCAGGACACATTTACAAAAATAAACAAAAAACAAAAATGCTAATGTCAGATGCACAATCAATGCATGCTGAAAAAATGGCAAGAGGTGAAATTGAATATAAAGCGAAAGTTATTGAGAGTAATGATAAGGGCTGGAAAGATGAGTTTGTTCTTGTTCTTGTTTCCCTTCCTATTCTTGTATTGGTTTATTCTATTTTCACTGACGATCCTACGGTTCGTGATCGACTAGATGTTTTTTTTGAATATTTTAAACAACTGCCCTACTGGTATCAGGCAATATTTATAGGAATAGTTTCAGCAATTTATGGTCTTAAAGGTGCTGATATAATGCGTAAGCCTAAATAATGTCAGAAGATTTTTTAGAAATTATACGAGAGTACAAAGAACAAGTGCGAGTACTCAAAGAACAGATTTCAGAATTAGAAGATGCAAACAAATCTAAAGATGCAGCTCTTAAAAGAGCATTGCAGAAGTTAGAATATACTACTTCAGATTTGGAGAAAGCTAATAAAGAAATCAATGATCAAAAAACAGTGGAAAAAAAATCAGAATAGTGAACATATAGTTGGTCCATGTAAATGGTGCCAAGAAGAATTAGTTAACACTCAAGCATTTGTAGCATTTGTTGACAAGTCTAAAGCTTGTATTAAATGTTATAGAAAATCAGGACATATGTTACCATTCTGGGATAAGGAAAATAAATTTAATGAATAAACAACCATTAAATATTGGAGAAGAAGCAAGAGTTCAAATGCCTATGAAAACAGTTGCTAGTTTAATAGTAATTGTAGCAATGGGTGTATGGGGTTATTTTGGAATAATAGAAACTCAAAATAAAATTTCAACTCGATTAGAATTAATGGAGAAAGATCTTGAAGAAAATACAGAGTTTAGGATAAAGTGGCCTAGAGGACAATTAGGTTCTCTACCTGCAGACTCTGAACAGTTCATGATGATTGAAGATTTATATAAGACTACAGACAAATTAAATAAACATATTGAGAATATGGCTTTAAACAAAGTAAATATAGAATTTTTAAGAAAACAAATGGATAAGGTTTTAGAAGATATTGAAAAATTAAAAGATGCTAATCGTGAGATTGGTTATAAGAATGGGAGTTACTCACAATGATAGAGTCTGTGGTTGCCCTTTTGATGTTTATAAACGGAGAGATTAAAGAACACCTTGTGCAAGAAAACATGGCAGCATGCCTTCGTGGAAAGCGTCATGCAGAAAGAGAATACTCTGAATCTGTATCCTATAAATGCTATAAAGGTAAAGCAGAAGTAGAACTGTACAAAGGAAGAAAATATATTAAAGCTCTAATATTAGAGTAATGGAAAAGCCTAATAAAAAACGTAATCCTTTTGCAAAGCAATTAAGACATTGGCGATATAGAATTATTAAAAGTAAAAAAAAATATCAACGAAAAAATAGAGATAACTCTATAGAATTAAGTTAGAAGGTTTTGGTTCTTCCTCTTTTGGTTTACCAAATACATTAAAACTAAATGATCTACGTTCACCTTTAGTTCTAAAAGGATATACCATGTGGTACATCCACCAAGGAAAGATATAATAATCTCCAACCTTTGGTCTAATTCTAACTGTATTGTTGGAGAACAGGTGGACTTGTCCAAATTGCATTTCTATACTACCTGCAGATGGATAATGATCGTTATCTTCTTTTTTCCATTCTTCTTCAATACCTTCAGGAAGTTTAAGATAACCTACACAAGATATATGACAATTAGTATGGTAATGAGCTGGGTTAAAATCTCCAGCAAATGTACGAACGTACCATCCTGATTTAAATACTATTTTTTGTAATTCTTTATGGTTCTCAGGATGAGCTGCTATATAAGCATCCATTAATTTACCAAAGTAAGTTCCCCATTTAGCAAATGTTTCAGGTGATATAATTAATTCTTGTTTAACATTACCTACAAGTTCATCAGAAAAATCATGAGTCTTTTTTTTTACTTCATGATTCATAAGATGTTCACAATCTTTATTAAAATCATCAATAAGTTCTTGTGGTAATTTACAATGTCCAATAGATGGACCAAATGGTCTATATATTTTTAATTCTTTATTATCTTGATTTAAATTGCTATAATGACTCATGAATAATCCCTTTCTATTATCATTTCTAAATAATGGATAGCCTTCTCTATATCTTTTTTCTTACCCTTCTTTTTGTGTCTGCATATATACTTAATGGCATTACCTTCGGCATATGGTAAGTTATTTTCATTAATAAAATGAGCAGGTTGAATGTTCATACCTTTGTAATGATCACCATCTACCTGTCTATTTAAACTATCATAAGTAATATCTTTAAATATATTTGTATCAGTCATTGAAGGAAAGCCTATAGTTTTTATTTTTATGTGGTCTGGATGCTTGGTTTTTTATAACTTTAGTTTGCATATCGGTTAAACTATATATATCAAGTTTCATAGCTTTTGCAAACTTCATAGATGCATATTGTGAATTTATATCGGCATAATGACAAATTATTTTAAAGTCATTAGAATTGCTTGAAAGCCAAGCAATAGCCTCTCTTTTATCTATAATTTTGTATTTATCTAAGCCTTCATACATGGCATCTTCTATTGCTTGAGTAACGATAGCTCTGAACAATTTAAGTTCAGGACTTTTCATCTATAACTTCATATGTCATTCGTTGATCTACAGCATCAACTTCTTGCCAATTTAAAGTTCTTGGATCTATAGCTTTAAGAGTCTTAAGTGCTTCTTTATCATTCTCTGCATTAATATATATTTCAGTATACGCAGGTAAAATAACCCATCTCTTAAATTTATAAATCATATATTATTTTTACGTCTACTAGCTTCTAACGTTCTAAATAAATCGATAATAATTCCTTCTTTATCTCTTTTGTTTTCAAGTGTGCTCGCTTCAACCTCTGCATCAAATAATTCTTGTATTGCATCTTTATATGTGTCACTTGCGTAGTATGCTTGTTCTTTAGCAGATATACTTTTATCATTTGAATTACCTGCAATATGGAGAGCTTTCTTTCTCTTAAGAAGCCTATCCAAATACTTAACATTAGCATTAGCTTTAGCAGAAGTTTCATCTGTACTTGCAAGATACCTCAAGGCATCTTCTAATCGTATTTCTGTAATCACTCTTATCCTCCTTCAAATATAATTTATATAATCTTAATACCAAATCAGGGTTATTATATGTGTTTATACCCATCATTTCTAGTTCTAATTTGAACAAATACATCCGTAAAAATCACCACTACCGTCATTCATAATATATGCATTCCATTCTTCATGATATGTAGTTAGATTTAAACGTAAAATATCACAAAGATCAAAACAATCTACTTCAGTTATTATTTTTAGATGAGCTGTCATTTGTTTTGTTACTTCTATTAGATAATACATTCCATCGTTTAATATTATCAACTCCATAACTTATCCTTTTTAGTTCACATTCAGCACAAAGATAAAAATCTTTGCTTACTTTTATTATTGCTAAATTTTCACATTGTTTGCATTGGAGGATCATAAAGACCCTCCAACGTTTCTAACCATAGAGGGATGTTTAGAATTGATCATCAAAATCGTCAGCTTTTTTTTCATTAGAATTTTTTTTAGCTTCTAATATATCTCTAACGACAAGATCTAAATGCGTATGTGTTTCAGGTTTTAATTCTTTACCTGAAGATAACCACGCAGATATAAGATTACTCATTGTCAATCTATATTTTTCTTTCCATTGAGCATCTGGATCTTTTGATACTGTTGCAGTTGGAGTAGCACCATTAGGTACTGCTACCTCGCCACCAAGTAATTCAACAGAAGTGGCTGTTTGATACCACTTACCATTTTTACTTTGTCTTGCTGGCTGTGCTGTGATTTTTAATCTTGCACCTTTTTGCCATCCCTCTGCACCTATTGCTTCACCATAAACTGTCATTTCAGTACCATCATCTTTGGTAATGTAAATACTATATTTACCTCCACCATCTCTTGATGCGAATGAACGTTTATGACTACATTCAAAAGTTTCAGTTTCCATTATCTGTCTCCTTTTGTTGATTTGTTTTATTATATTGCCTATTTTTTGCATAACACTATATAGACTATTTTAGGCATTTAGTCCATATATCTTGTGCGAATTCTTCAGCTTCAGGAGTACCCTTCCAACGAAAGTTGTCGCATACCAAAGGGAATATGCGTACAACGTCCTCTTTGGTTTTGCATATATCTAGTATATGCTCTATGTGTTTCATGGCATTGATAAGTACATTTAACTCATCTCTTTCTACCATATCCACAGCATAATTATCTGTTGGAGAACAATATAATAACATTGTTTCTTTACCAAATAAATCTCTATATAGGCATTGTTGCCTAACATCAGCAGCCTTTGGATACCATTTAGGATCTACTATGCCACCTTTAGTTTTTAATCGTCTAATATATGCTGTTGCCTTAGTATCTACTATGACATCTTTGAACTCAAAGTCAGTCTTTCCGACTACATCATATTTTAGACCATATTTATCACCTTTAATCTGTTTTTCATTCTGAAACGAGACTATCTCACCAAACTCTGGTAAATTCTCCACAAATTTATGTGCGATTATTCCAGACCATTCACATTCATCATCTACTTGAGAACCTTTACATTCGTTCACATATTGTTCTCTAGCATATTTTGTGATATCTTGTTCTTTAGTGATTTGGTTTTTTAATGCATGATAAGCAGCATCCTCAGCTGCTAATCCCATCTTCATTCTTGCATTGGGTTCTGACTCAAAATCAAACAACTCATTGATAATCCAAAATGGTGGGGAATCAATAAACGTATTAGTCTTGGAGGCAGAATGTCTATATTCAATTTTCATAATTATCTCCTTATGGTTATTAATATTCAAAAGTTTATTAGTGATACCTATAACATACCTATGAATATGTTAAAAGGTAAAATTAATGTAAAAAATAGCGAACAATACAAACTATATAATGTATGTATTTTAATGAGTTGGCTATTACACCCTACGAAAAAGTATGGGTGTAAGAGCACAATAGCTCGTCTCCATTCATCTAAAATGAATAGAGTTTATAGACTCAATTCTCTTTATCATAACAATATAAAGTTTAAATCTTTAGTTGATAAAGTAATAAAAGATTATAAAAGAAACTATGCGTCAGATTGAAAAACCTGAATTAATTTCTACCATACGTGATAAGAAAAAAGTATGGTTAAACATTAGAGAATCTAGACTAATGTATATGTTTCACCGAAAGCTTATATCTATGGAAGAATATGAAGCAGGTTCACGATATAGACTTATGTGTGAACTTATGGGTGGAGGTACCGGAAACGTTATGAAAGAACGTGTTGACGGTTCCAGTACCGACTTTATTACTTCATCTCTTGGAGCTGCGTTAGCAGTTAAAGATTGTGATGAACAAATAGGCAAAATACACGCAGAATGCATGAAGTTATTTTGCTGGTTTAATTATGGTATTATAGAAATAGCAGATATTTTAGGCTTGTCAGAACGTAAATGTTCTAATAGAGTCCATGAAGGTCTTGCTAGACTAGCAATATATTATGGGTACACGAAAGTGCACAACACTATCAGAGGACAAGGAACTAAAAATAAAGGACAAAAAGTACCTAAAGTGGGTAGCTAGTAATCCTTGTATACTCTGTCAACAAAATGGGTGTAATGCTCACCATATACAATATGCTCAACACAGAGGTATTGGGCAGAAAGTTGGTGATCAATTTACTGTTCCATTGTGTGTAAAACATCATAATCAATTACATAATTGTAAGATGTCAGAACGTCAATTTTGGGAAAAAATAGACATTGATCCACTACCAATATGTAGTATATTCTACGATCATTACTACAATATGTGGAAAAACAAGAATTTCTTCTATGATGACAGCCAATTATGGATAAAAGTATATAATAAACTTGTACCTAAGATACAAAACAGCGTTGATTTTCTACTGCAACCCAAATAGTTATAGTAGTTATCCTCGCCAGAGGTATGTAAATTATGAGCAAAATATTAAAGTTTCCAAAAGTAAAAAAACCTTACTCTGATAAATTTCTTACTGGAGTAAAGCCTAATGCTATAGGTGATTTTATTAAAGAACAAAATCCTCATTTATCAGTAAAAGCTGCAGATGCTATGGCACTTGCTATTATCTATTCAACTTATCTCCAATTAGTATTTGAAGAAGAAGGCAACCATATCGTTCCATCTATGGATGAGTTCGATACTTACATTTGGGCAGCTCATGACAAAAAAACGTTACACTAAAAAAAAGAAATCAGTTAAAGACCTTGACACTAATGACATACCTTATACCAAGGTACGTGTTGAATGGGTGGATGCATTAAGTGATTCAGCCTGGGCATCTGAAAAAGAATTTAAAAATATGAAACTTGCTAATCCTGTTAATGAAGGATGGATCTTTCATAAAGATCGTAAAGCTATAAAACTTTTTGCAAGTTATGATAAAGAAGAAGACGGTACAATAACTTTTGGTGATCGTACTATGATTCCTAAATCTTGGGTAATTAAAATTACAGAGATCTAACTGGGCGAGCTACGCCAACAAGTGACGACTTCTTTTACAGTAATCTAGAATTACCAACTCGTTACCCAGTTAAATTTTAAAGGACACACCATTAATCTAATTAGGAAACCCATGCAGTATCTTGCGTGCTCATCCTGCTTAGTCTAGACCGAGATGTAGGGTGATGTGTCCATCAAAATTTAGGTAAGGTAGTGGAAAAAGAACCTTTCGGTGGTATACCATAACAATCTCACTACCTCACAGGAGCTAACGAACCTGCCAGTCTCCCAGCAGGCTCTATCTACTTATTTGGTCATATGATTTGATCACTAAGAACTTAGCCAAATAAGATAGAATTTATAAAATTTTTATTCAGGCGATATTGGATCTGTTAAAGTCGCCATTTGTTCTAACCTAGTTTTAGGTTCATCATCTTTTAATGTTTGATTTTCTAATCTTTCTTTAGAAAGTTTTAATTCAGCTTTAACATGATCTTTAGCGTGTTCTAAAACTTTAACTAATTCTGGATAATTTCCATAAAAAATTCCATAAATAGATAAATCATTGATCGCTGACGTCACTCGGTTTAGACCTCTTATTCTTTTTTCTATCCGAAGTATCTCGCTGTCTGTTTTGATTGTCATCTTCCATCTCCTTAATTTTACGTTTTAGTTTATCAATTTCTAATTGCTTAGTAGCAACTAAAGCTCTTAAAGCATTTTCATTACTCATTATTGTCCTCCTGCGTTATCTAAAAAGCCTCTACATCTTTTTATATCAGTTTGATATTCTTTAATCCATTCTTGTGCAATCAAAGAATGTTTATCTTTAAGAAAGCCACAAGCTATAGCATTATCTAAAACTGATATAGCTTCAATACAATCGTCTAATTCCATTTGTACTTTTTCTATTTCAGTTTTTAAACTTGGTTTAAATGTCATCGCTCCTCCCTATTTATTGGTCTATGAATTTCTAGTACTTTATCTTCTAATTGTTTATTTGCAACTTTTAATTTTGCAATTTCTCTATGAAGTTCACCATTAAGTTTTTGATGATTAGTTTCAATAATTTCTAGATTTTGTACATATTCATTAAGACGATCTATTTCTTTTTTAAGTTCTAAAATCTCTTTATCTTTATCTTTTAGAACCTCGCTCAATGAACGAGGCTCTGGATTTTTGATTTTATCACGCAGCTTCATCTTTCACCTTTTCAATAATAGCAACATTACCTGCAATAAAGTCACCAGGAACACAAGTTCTACCAGTTCTTTCTTGCCAAGTATACCAAGCTTTAGTTGCTTTATCATTTTTAACAAAAGGACTTTTCATTTTACTTTCTTCATCACAATAAATATCAAAAGTCCTATTAGATACATCTTTATCATATCCATGTAATATTTCAATCATATCACATCCGATATGTTTATACATATCTTGAAATGTAGGTTTCTTAGTATATTCGTGTGTTTCTGTACCATTTTCAGGTCCATTATCACCCATTATTGCTTTCCATAAGTGTAATCTATACATATTTCCTCCTATACGTTTTTCTTGCCAAACAGAACTCTACCTTCTGAATGGATTTGTTCTAATACACCTTTTTGAACCATTAAACCTAATACATATCTAACAGCACTATCAGTTGTTTTACCAACTCTAGCTTCTACTTTAGCAGTCATTTCTCTAACATCAAATGCTTGATTAGTTAATGTATTAGCTATATCTCTTAAATTTCTTTCAAGAGCTGCAGTTGCTTCTCTTGGTTTTGGTAATTGTACTACTCGAGATCCAATATCTCGTCTCATACATTTTTCCATAAGTTGTTGTAACTCAGTTTGGTTAATTAACTTATGTTTCATTAATATAGCTAAAGCTTTATGTACGTCTTTAGGTATTTTAATCATCATTTTCCTCCAGTTCTTCAATTGTTATATTATATTTTTTACTATCTACTCGGACATCACAATCTGCTTTATTATCTTCAAAGTCAGTTGTTAAACCATGTCCATCAATAGTAGCATTAAGATTATCCATTAAAAACTTTTCAATGGCTAACATTAATTCATAAGAATCATCTAATTTATCTTTCATTGTTCATCTCTATCTGTACCTTCAGGTACGAATCTAACTTGAACTTGAATATCACCATGATCACAATCCCAAGCTTCTTTTAAAGAATTGATTAATGATTCTAATTTAGATATTTTCATCATTTCATCATTAATTAAATGATTTTGCATACGTAAAGGTTTTTTCTTTTTACCTTCACTATATTCTCTATCATATTTATATATAGCTAATTTATCTATCCACATATTTCTCCTAATTTAAGTATTTTTTAACATTATTAATTACTAATTCACAATATCTAAGCATTTCGACAAAGTAATTTCTTCTTTTACCTTCTCTCTCTTTTTCTACCTGCTTAATTGCTTTATCAGTAATTTTATCAATAACTTTTAATTGTTCTTCAGTTTTCATTAGTTTATTCTAAAGCCTCCAGAATGTTCGGCAAAGTTTGCAAATTCTTCAATATACTCTGCGTTTATTGGATAAGATGTTTCATCAAATTTAACACTTTGATAATGCATTAATATTTCCCATCTTTTATAATTTTCTGGATCATGATGTTCCATATCTGCAGGACAAGTTATTAATTTAGATTTAGGTTCAGATATATTATCAAATAGAAATTTTGCAGCATCTTCTAACATTTGATTAAATTTTTCTTTGTTAGGATAATCAGCTTCATATTTCTTTTGTCTTTCTTTAGCTAAATCCATTTTCTCTCGAAGTCTTTTAGCAATATCTCTTGCTCTATCTTCTTCAATTAAATGATTGTCATTAAAATGACCTCTTTTAGCATCTTCTTCAGTTAATATATCTGGACATACTTCACAAGTAAAATTCCAAATAGGTCTCCATGCCCAAGAATTAGCACGAAAGTAATCACCTGGATTCTCTGCTCTAAATTTATCTTGAGCTTCCCAGTATATTTCTTTTTCTTCTTGTGTAGCATTATCCCAATCAATTTCTTTTGGTTTAACACTACCAGTTTTTACAGTTGGTCTTTCACCATGTAAGTCAAATCCCATATTTCCTCCTTTGTTTATTTGGGCATACGCCCAACCAAAAGAGATTGGGCGTAGGCAATATTTTATTTATTTTCTAACATCATTGGATTAAAGACATTCTTTGGAAGATCTAAATTAATCTTCTGAGATGCCATTTCACGATGTATAACACCAACAGCAGTGTCCAAAGGCAAACCAGCATTTAAACTATGTTTACATCTTTTAGCAGATAACTCTAATAGTTTTAAAGCTCTACCTTTTGGACTAGCGTAATATGCTCTTTCAGTTTCAGAATGGCATAATTTCTTAAATAATGGTTCATGTTTACTTGGATCTTGTAAATCTCCATGTTTAAAATGACCATCATGAAATTTTCTAACTTTATTCCATTTATCTAACTGAACAGTTAAAGCATTTACTGATTTATCTAATTTACGTTTTAACTCTAATTCAATAAGTTCTTTCTCAGATTTAAACTTATGATAATCTTTATAAAGTTTTTCTACATCTTTAGTTAACTTATCTATTTTTAGAGCTTTCATAAACTTAGGATAATTATTATCGGCAATATCATTTATCTCATCAACCATTTCTGATTTTAAAGAATTTTTTCTATTGTCGTATTCATTATCTATAGTAAAGTTCCAATAATCCATTTCAGTTTGTCTTATTGGTCTCATTATTTTATCAGTCATATTAAGCTACCTTTGTTGTTTGTTCATTTTTAATTGATTCTGATTGAAGTTTCTCAACTCTTTCTTGAGTAGATCTAGCTTCTTTATCACCATCAACTAACTTATGTCCTCTAATTACAACTGTTGCAGCTGCAGTTTGTTGTCCGATAATATTACCTTCTCGAACTCCAACTTCTTTGATTACTTCATCAGCAATCTTAACCTGCATAGCTATATTTTTATACATTTTATAGAACTTTGAATGTACTCTGTTATACAGCTCTTGTGTTGTTTCTTGCTTTTTTTCCATTTTTTTCCTCCTTTCTTTTAAATTCAAATGGTATTACATCATCTAATGTATCTGGTGTTGCTTTGTCTATACATTGCACAATACCGATACAAAGTCTTAAAGGATAAGTAACTGCACGAACAGTATACTCACCTAACTTTTCTATACGCTTCATCATACCTCCTTTTCTTTTTTAACATACGATCGTATTTTTTTTTAACTTGATAAAATTCTTCATCAAATTGCTGTGTACCAGGAATTGGGTCCACGTCAGCAGTGAGCCAATTCCAACCTTTTCTTATAGCGATGCTACCAACGCCATAACAAACAAATTTAATAAAATGAAATATTCCATTCATTAGTTCCTTTCTTTTTTGTTTTTAAAGTACCATCTATAAGCATTATCATTTAGCTTATCTAACTTTTCTCTTATCTTTTCTGGATTATTAACTATATTAGGTCTATTTTTTGGTTTACGTCTATTAACCCAAGCATCTAATGTTTGAACAGGATCTGCTTTTAATATAGTTCTTGGATCCCAATTATAGTTATCACATATAGCTAATAGTTGTTCAGCTAAACATCTGTTTTCACATTTTTCTACTTTCTGATATTGTTGAAATGTTACATCTATCACTTCAGCTACTTTTTCTTGTGATAGTCCATTCCACATTCTATGTAGAAGTAATTGTCCAGCTATTTGTTTAGCATTATTTAAAAACTTAAATTTCTTTTTTTGAGTTTCTAATTCCATACATTCTCCTTTCCATATAATTTATTAAGAACAAGCAGTTCTCGTGTAGACGAACTGGTTGGTCGAGTTATAACTCTGATTGATGGTTTACCCTCTCTAAATATTTTAACTAATGTTATCCATCCTAACTTTGGATATAATATTTCGAGATATATAGGTTTAATCCAATATGGCTTCCACCAATCTAAATGTTCTTGTTGTATTGAACCACTAAACTTCTGCTTGAACATTAGATTTACTGCTCTTGCTAGATTTATTGGTTTTTCCTTGAACTTTCCTTTTATTTTTACTCGGTACACTCTTTACCTCCTTACAGTCAGTAAATTTACTTAACCATAATAAATGTTCTGCATATTGTTTAGCAGTCCATCCTTTTGGTACTTTAGTTTGTTTTTTCATTTTTTTTTCCATATTTATTTTCCCATCTAATTTTACCTGCTTTACTTTTTTTCCAATAAGTAGATATATTTTGTTTCATATTATTATGATTATCAGCATCTTCTGAAACAGGTATTTTACCATGTCTAGTAAATCGTTTACCTCTCATATTACTCCTGTTCTCTAAATACAGGACAACAAGGTAATTCCTGAACATTAGTAAATAATGCTCCTGCGTTATTACCTTCATCATCTCTGCTTGGTGTTATTATAGTTCCATTATCTAAATGTAATTCACATGGTTGATAATCCCATCCTAATAATTTTTTAGTATCTTTGGGATTTAACCATTCTACTTTAACAATAGTTTTTCCAACTAAATGTTTATTTACTAAATCTTGCCAATATTTATTCTTCATATAATACTCTCTCTATTAGTTTAATACATTCTTCAGGCTTACCATTTTGAAGTTTGGCTATTGCTTTAAGTAATAATTGTCTATGATATTCACTATGTAGTTTCATGCTACCCTCCTTATTGCGTGTATATAATATCTTCTTCTGTATGAATCTGGTTCAATTTCTGGATTATATTTTTTTTGAAATATTTTTCTAATAACAGTATGGTTATCACTCCAATATGTTTGTTCATACACTCTATTTTGTGGAAATGGTATACGCACTCTAAATGGATTCTTTCGAGAACCTACATCTGCATTTTTTGCTGTATCCCAATCATCATATACAAATTCTACTTCAAATATTTTCATATAATTATCCTTTATTTTTAATTTTTGAAGTTTCAAAAACTATACTATCATCATCAAAATCATGTAGTTCTTCTTGTACATATGGTATTGGACAAGTCATAAGCCACTCTCTAAATTCATTATATTTAAATTTCTTTTGAGTTGCTTGAGGCGTTGATCTCCAAACATTATTTACAGTACATTCTTTAGCACCTATTATTTTTCGAAGATTACTTATATTACTCTCTATATTATCTAATATTTTTACAGATACTGGATCTTGCCATGGATCTTTACCTTTCCAATCTTGATCTATTTTAAAATCAAATATCATTTCTACACACATTAAGTTTTTACTCATATATCCTCCTTATTAAAGAGCCGAATCTTCGATTCGACATTATTGTTTTTTAAAAAAAAACTAGGCGACTCATTGGGCTGTCGCCTAGTAAATTAGATATTTCAGAAGGCTCTATCAGTTAATGACTTAAGAGTTCTTATATCTGATTCTAAATATCCCTCATTTATTCTATATATCTCACTCGCCAACAGGTTTCCTTACTCCAGTCAAAGACTGAAACGCCTTGCATTTCGAAATACAAGGACTGCTGTTGAAATCCTAAGGGTTGTTAGTATAATGTAAGTGTAATACTAGATAGTCTCTTAAGATTACCTACTATATGTGCGTCCTTATCCTAAAGCATTGTTGCCCAGTACGACTCAAACTTGGTAGACTAACTTCCAAGATTTTTCACACACTCTGTAGTGGCTTACCACTCATACCAGATGGTTGTTTCACCCAGCGAGAGAGATATACAGGATTTGTAAAATTATTTAATGAATACTTACAGCGTCATCATTTACCATTTTTATCTGTAAGTGCATTGCAGTGGAAAAATGGTGAACAAACCACATATTCATTAACAGGCAATCGCCTGCCGAGTAGGCACAGGCGATAGCCAGTTCTTCTTACTTCACTAATTTATCAGTTTTCGCTTTTAGCAAAGTTTCTAATGTCTCAACTCTTTTCTCAAGAACACCAACACGAATAGTCGCTTGATTCTCTTGTATCCAAGTAGATCTAGACTTATATTTTGGATTGCCTAGTGCTATTTGTTGTTCCACATATGCTCTCCTTTCTTCAGGTGATTTAGACTCCCTGTAAGAAACGAATGGTTGTTGTGTAGACATATATCCTCCTATAGTTAAATTGATTGATTTTCGCTAGAAAAAGCAATCAATGGATTCTTCTTCATTTGATATCTCATTTCCTCATCTAGTCTCTCTCTTTCGACAGAAACTTCAGGGAATGGGAACTCGTAGTATAGTGAGACATAACTGCCACACCTATCTACATCTCTCTCTACTATATCATCTATATTAATCATAGACTCTCCTATCTGTTAAATATATTACATTAACAAAACCTGCTAATGACACCAATAGTCCAGTCCAAGTATATGGACTATGAACTGCTAATATTATTCCTAGCACAGTTAAAATAAAACTGGCTAATATACCGAATAATCTCATACTCTCTCCTTTTTATGTTAGTTATTTATAATTATAAGCGATTACTACTAAACATAATCGCTTACAATTTATAGTTGTTATATCAGTAATAAGACACCAAATATGGTCATTAGGTAAAATAACTGACTCATTTGAATCTTTTCTTAACTATTGATTCAATCATCTTGCCATTTTTAGCAAGTGTATCAGTTATTTTCTCCACTTCTTTGGGAGTCAAACCACTAAACCATTTAAAGAATTCACCATAAGTACCAACTATATCTATCTTATGTGTAATTTCTATTTTATCAGGTATTTTAAAAGGATTAATCTGTGTATTATCATATCCCTTTTTAACCTTATTACCTAACTTCTTAACTGATTTAACTATATTCATATATATCTCCTATATTATGTGCATTCGATTTAACCCTTCGAATTAGCACTTATTAGTATGTCTATTGATACATCAGTAATCAAGATAACTATATATATCAATAGTTTGAGTCATATTCGGTAATCGATTAATCAACTGATTTCGCCAAGAGTTAATCGACTACCTAATATATTAACAACAATTAGTTCTTGCTGTGTACTTCAGCGACTTCGACACGACAGCACAACGATGACTGTCCATTGATAACAATTCAAGTGTCGATAGTCGACAGCAAGAAATAATTATAAACAAACAGAGACAAATCTTTGATTTGACAATGACGACAAATAAGACAGCGATTTATCGCTGACATTGAATTCGATGGGTTTTGAATTCACCCCAATCAATCCGACATTTATGTCGATTGTTTGTATAGGGGGGTTTTATACGAATAGACTCCAAGTGGGTCTTTAACAACAACAACAGGAGAAATAATATGATACCTTTCGCAGCAGGAGCAATGCACCTTCTAAGATTAGGAACAGGGGCAGTTTTGCGTTCTACTAGAAAATTATCGCCTTATACTGTTAAAATAGTCAAAGGTACTAAACCTCACAAAATTACAAAAGGCGTGAGAAAAGGTACTATAATCCAGAAAAAAAAGACTGGATTCGCTACTCAAAAAGTGAAGAAAGGCGAATTCGGACACGGCAAAAAGAAAAAATGGATTACTAAAGAACTTAGACCATGGGCTGAGTCTATAGTAGGTAAAAAAGGCGTTTTAGCTAAATTTGGCGTAAAACAAAAAGGCAGAGCTAAAGTACTAGATAGGTACGCTGCATCTCACAGACACCTTAGAAAGCATAAAAAGCTTTATGGGGCAGGTCTAGGTGGAGCAGTAGCTTGGGATATTTTAGATAGAGACGATTAATGGCTAGAAAGTTTAAAGACTTTATAGCACATGAACCAGTACACCATAAGACATCTATCGGAAGAAATCCGAGTAAATGTAAAATGAACAAACATAAAAGGCGTCAGTTTAAAGCCTACAAAGGACAAGGAAAATGAGAAGTTATTTAATGTTTCCAGTAATAGATAAGATTTCTACGAAATGGCTAAAAAAATCGTGGAAAAAGCGAGACGCTTTGTCTAAAAATCTAAAAGACCCCAAGTTTCGAGCTAAAGCTAAAATAAAGGATTATAAATCGAGTCTATAATGAGTAAAAGTCTAGAAAAATTAGCAGATAAGATGATTCGACTGTCTCCAGAGGAGCAGCAGAAGCTACAACTAATTATAAAAGCTAAATTACTTCCAGAAATAGCTAAGCAACAACAAGGTTTACTAGAACAACAAATAAAAAATCCTCAAATGGCAGCTATGGGTCAACGTCCAGGTGGAAATATGCCTATGCCGAACTCAAGAGACGCTGCTATGAGGGGATTATTACGAGGATAATATTATGGTAGCAAAGTATGTAGCAGGATTGACTATAAATCAAATGGCTAAAGCATATACAGCAGTTAAAAAATTGCCTAAAGCTAAAAAACCAGTAGGATTTAGAATACCAAAGAAAACAGGATGGAAAAAACCATTTTTTCCTAAATCTAAATGGATGCCTGAATATTCTCCTTATGATGTAGCTACAGATTTAGGAGCTGCAGGATTGATTGTAGGTGGATATGCTGGATATAAAAAACTGACTAATGGAAAAAAAAAGAAAGGAACATAAATGCCACAAGTAGGAAATAAAAAATACCCATATACAAAAAAGGGTAAAGCTGCAGCGAAAAAAGCAGCGAAAAAAGCAGCTAAAAAAAAGGGAAAGAAAGTTAGATATGGCTAATAAAAAGAAAAAAAAGAATGTTAAAAAGGCTGCCAATGTAGTTGGGTTTTGGAAGCAGACTAAAAAATCTGCTAAAAAAAACTGGAAAAAAGTTTCTACAGCAACTACGCCTGTTTATAGCAAATATGTGAAGCCAACTGTTGGTTTAGCTACTTCTACAGGTAAAATTGCTACAAATATTGGTAAAGCTCTTTTAAGATTTCCTGGTCCAGCATTAGCTTTAGGTACTTTGGCATCAACAGTTAAAATAGGTCCAAGAATTCAAAAAAGACCTCTTAGAAGAACTGTTACGCAACCACAATATGGTAAATACGGTGGGAAATGGATGGTATAATGGAAGATAAGCAAGAAGATAAACAAAATCATGGTGGTAAAAGAGAAGGTGCTGGTAGACCTTTAGGAGCTAAAACTAAAAAGCTGTGGAAATCTATGGAAGAAATGGCTGGAAAATACCAACATTCTCCTTTGGATTACCTTTTATCTGTGTTAAACAATCCTGCAAGCTCACCTGAACGAAAAATGTATGCAGCTGAAAAGGCAGCACCTTTTGTTCATCCAAGGTTAGCTAGTACAACTTCAAGAGTAGGGATAGATGAACCAGTCCAAATCAAAGTCCAATGGCAAAAAGAAGAAAGTTAAGATAATTGAGGTTCCTTATAAACCTCGAGAATATCAAAGAGAAGTACACAATACTAGAAAAAGATTTAGTGTCCTAGTTTGTCACAGACGATTTGGGAAATCAGTACTTTCAATAAACGAATTAATTAGAACAGCAGCAGACAAGCCTAGGAGTTTATGTGCATTTATAGCTCCGACTTATAGACAAGGTAAAGCTATTGCTTGGGAATATTTAAAATTTTATACAAAACCACTAATGCAGTTTGGTGGTAGTAGGAATGAAACTGAATTAAGAATAGATCTTTTTAATGGATCACGTATTCAAATATTTGGTGCAGACAATCCAGATTCAATTCGAGGAATGGGATTTGATGCAGTCGTCTTAGACGAATATGCTATCATGGCTCCTCGAGTATGGACTGAAATTGTAAGACCTGCAGTGGCTGATAAATTAGGATGGGTACTATTTATCGGAACACCAATGGGGCATAATCAATTCTGGGAAGTATTTGACTATGCTCAACGAGGTCATAAAGATTGGTATGGGAAACTATATCGAGCATCTGACACCAATGTCATTCCAGAGGAGGAACTGGAGCAGGCACGTGCAATCATGACGCCTGAGCAGTTTGAACAAGAATTTGAATGTTCGTTTACTGCAGCAGTGTCAGGAAGTTATTATGGACGTCTGATAACTAAAGCCGATAAAGAAGGAAGAATTGGCTACGTGCCTGTAGACGAAAACGTAGGTGTGGAAACCTGGTGGGATTTGGGGATCGGAGATAGTACAGCTATTTGGTTTGCACAAAGAGTTGGACAAGAGGTACACCTAATAGACTATTACGAAAACTCAGGAGAATCATTAGCACATTACGTTGATGTACTTTCCGAAAAAGATTATGCTTATTCTGATCATATTGCACCTCACGATATAATGGCAAGAGAATTAGGAACAGGTAAATCTAGATATGAAGTTGCACAAGAATTAGGTTTAGAATTTCAAGTAGCTCCAAAACTAGAAGTAGATCATGGTATTGAATCTGTAAGAAATGTTTTACCAGACTGTTGGTTTGATAGAACAAAGTGTAAACAAGGATTAGATGCTTTAAGACAATATAGAAAACAATGGGATGAGAAGAACCAAGTTTTTAAAAA